GCAGATAATCCGCCATATCGCGCTGCGTCGACGCTCTGGCGCAACGGCGCGGCCATGATCGCCAGCCGTCGATCAGCACAGCCGCGCCGATATGGACAATGCGCGATAGGCCGCGTCACCAGCTCCGGTTCGTTCGTTGGCGATGCTTCAGAACGGTGGCGGATCAAGCGGATCATCTTCCACCATGCCGGGCTTTAACAAATCTTCAAGCCCACAGGGAACAACAACCGCCGCTCATGCCGTTGATACAACGCGTCTGCGGTTGCCGCGGGCGGATCACCGAACTCGACCCAGATGTCACTGTCCGGAGAGCGAGCGGAGTTTATTGTAGCAAGCGATTGAATAGTAAATCACGCGTCGACGACGTTGCTCCTCTGGAATCGGCGTCGCGGGCATTTGCGCCATACGAAGAGGGCGTGGACAAGTGCCTTCGTGAATGCTCACGACGACATTCACGAGCACATTCACCGTCAGAAATCCGCATTTTTTTGGGTCTGGTGAATCTTGTGAATGTTGTGAATGTTTTACCGGGCCTTGGCTCCCATACGCACGCGCGTACGCACACGCGTAAGAATTAGAAAAACATTCACGACCTTCGCAGGCGCTATCTATTGAATTGGTTTGATTGAGGAATTCGCCGTGAATGTTGGTTTTTGAACATTTACCAACATTCACGACGTTCACGGTTCGGTGAATGTTGTGAATGTTTATGCGGGCCTGAGTTTTCATCAATGGCGAGCCGCCAGCGTTGTGCACCCCGAAGCGTTCCGCAGACCTCGGCCCGCACTGACACGCTGTTGAGATGGAACACGCGATCGCGCAGGCGCCCGAGCGCCTTGCCTAGGCGAATTCTCTGCGATCTGTCATTGCCTGACCCGAGCGGCAGTGGAGGCTCGCAGCTGAGTGCGGTCTCATAGAGATCGTTGGCTCCAACCTCCGCCGTCCCGAACCGGTCCCACCACGCCGACACGAAGACGCGCCAGACAGTGCCCTCGCTGTCAGATGCTTCCAGCATCTCATCAAGGTTGCCGAGTAAGCCCTCGATGCCGGCCACCTCAAGCACGCCGCCGAGCACCGTTGCCCAGCTTTCGTAGCTGCCGATTGTGAGCGTACCGCGTGGTCGTCCGGCGGCGATCCACGCCTGGCAGAGGGTCAAGCAGGCGGCGACGAGCCGACCGCGGTTGGCGCGCACCCAGATCATGAGATCGGGGTGACGGAAGCCCTCACGCTGCCAGGGCCTCTCAACGTGGGCATCAAGCCTTATGCGCACGATGCGCCGCGCCATCTCGTTGGAGAACTCCGAATTGTTACCGGTAGCAATCCAAGCGCAGCGGATCGGTAGCCGGACCATTTCCGAGACGCCAAGGATGCGATCCTCCCAAAACGGAGCTGTCAGCGCTGCTGCGACAGCTGAGCTGTCGAGCTTATGGCGTAGATTGTCGATCAGCACGATCGACGGAATCTGACGGAGCTTTGCGGTGATGCGCTTGCGCCATTCCTCGTCGTCACGGCCCTCGGTCATGACCGAGGCGCCGGCTCCGGTGAGAATCGTTGCGATCGCGTCGACCATTAGGGTCGCGCCGGTGCCGGGCGTCGGCTTCTCGACCAGATGCAGCGGCGTTGGCCCATCGATCATGGAGCGCAAGAAGCCGAGTAGCAGTAGCGCCACGGCATGAGCGTTCTCGGACGGTGACACGAACGGGAAATCGCCGAGCAGATCATCGCAAACAAGGGTACGTGCTGCCGCAACCAGGTCCTCCGATGGGCGCTGTTCAATCGGCGGCACTTCGAAGCCGGGTGCCGGGGAATACAACAGCCGGGCGTCCGGATGGTAACCGGGCGTGGTCAGCAGCATGCCGTTGCGGCCAAACACCGGCGTATTGACGATGCCAACCAGCACCGGCAAACCCGGATCGGGTGTTGCAAGGATCGATTTGACGAGCGGTGTTGGCGGATGCGCCGTGACGAGCCCGTCCTGGCTGTTCGCACGGCGCCAGTCGGCAAGCTTGGCTAGCATATGGCGCAGCCGATCATCGGTCAGCGCGGCCGCTACTGGGCGGCCTTCGTCGTCGGGCACCACCCAGGTCGGAGCACTGGCATAGCGGAACAACCAAGGTATGCGGTTGGATGCGAGCAGCAGGGCCCAGGCTCGCTCGGTGGCCTGGGCCAGATCGCCTTCGTCAGCGCGCAGCAGTGGAAGTGGCATGGCCGGTTCGATGAAGCCTATCGGCAGGTGGCGGCCAGTGACTTCCGGGGCGGCCGCGTCGCTATTGTTGTTCTGCAGCGCCGCCTGAACTATGACTGCCACAGAGGCAGGGCCTTCACGTAGAAGGTGGTCGTTGAAGTCATCGCCCGGCTTGGGCGGCAGTGCGATGACGACTTGTCGGCCATCAGCTCGCAGTCGGCGCGCCGCCGCGTCCGCTGCGCGTATTCCGGTGCCCGAGATATCGTGGTCGGCGAGGATCGCAATGCGAATAGCTTCGGACGGCAATTGTACCTGCTCGAGGTTGGTGGCCGACAGCGTGGCCCAGACCGGAAAGCCCGGACACGCCGTCGTGACGGCGAGGCCGGTCTCGATCCCTTCGCATAGACCAAGGATATTGCTGTCGCTGATCTGAGCCAGCCGCACCGCGCCACCTGACACCTTGCCCAGCATCATCCGCGGCTTTGAGACTTTCGCCTTTACCACCTTGTCCGGCTGGATCACATCGCACTGCAGGTACGTCCGGTGAACGGCGATGGTGTTGCCGGCATGATCACGCACCACTCCAATGAGTGCCGGGTAGCCAGACTTCGTCTCCCAGTGCGTCAGGTCCGGGTGCGCCAACAGGTCGGCGCCGTCGGGGACAGCAAGACCACGGCCACGCAGGTAGGCAGCCGCCGGCGTTCCGACGAGTGGCCCGGAGTGATCGAGAATGAAGGTGATCTCGCGCGCCGCGTCACGTTCTGGCTTTGCCGCCGCCGTCGTTGACGGCACCTGACGTATCGGACCACCTGGTGGCCATCCCGCGATTTCCGCGCAGTAGGCAAACAGATCACGTCCTTTGCGTCCGGTCGTCTCTTCGATCGCGCTGAGCGGACCACCGCCCTGGCTGCCGTCAAAATCGTGCCAGTCACCTGCATGCTCGCCCTTCAACGCAATAACGCAACTGCCCTGCTTGCGTGGCGCGGCACCCTTTATATTTGCAAGTCGCCACTCATCGCCCAACCGACGACCGTTTGGGAAAAGCTGCCGCACCCAGGTTTCTGCGGTCGCTCGCAGCCGGGCTACGATGACTTCGAGGTCGTATCGGACCTGGGGCGGAAGCGGATAGGTGGCGTCGTTGAAATCAATCAAGGATCACTAGCCCCTGTTCAGCGCGCGTAATCGCCGTATAAAGCCAGCGGGCCCGATCCTCCGCCGTGCGGCCGAGACCGTCGTCGTAGACGATGACATTCTGCCACTGCGAGCCTTGGCTTTTGTGGCAAGTGATGGTGTAGCCCCAGTCGGTCTCGATCAGGCCTCGCATCGCCTTCCAGTTACGGCGGGAACGCTCGGGATCGAGGTGGACGTGATCGTCGTAGTGGCCCTTGTAAAATCGATGCCGGCCAGCGATCGCCACGCCGTCCTCGGTCGTCAGCGTGGCATTGAACTCGAGTGGCCCCTCGTGGCGGATTTCGCCCAGCGATACGAACATGCCGTTCACCAAGCCGAGGTCGTTGCGGTTCTTGAGGCAAATTATCTTCTCGCCGCCGCCCACTGGGTACGCGCCGGCAAAGCCCGCGGCATGTTTCATAGAGGTGTTGAGGTGCAACCGCGTTGCGTTATGGCCGCAGATCACCTGGCCACCGCGCAGCAACTGCTCGGGCGCGAGGTCCGTGCGCCGCATCTTCCAAACGTAACCGTCGTGAGCACCGTAAGGAATGGGCACGCCCTGCCGTGCCATCGTGGCGAGCCGGATGATGGCGCTCTCCCCTGCCTGCCGGTGGATCTCGGTCAGCATCACGTCGGGTGCCACTTCGGTGAAGACACCGGCGCCCTTGATTGGCGGCAGCTGACCCGGATCGCCCAGCACCAGGATCGGTTTGCCGAAGGCCAGAACATCAGCCGCCATCTCGGGTCCGACCATCGAGACCTCATCAAGGACGATGAGCTCGGCCTCGCACACTAGCGATTGCTCATTGAGTACAAAGCGTGGCTGGTGAATATCGCATAGGCGAAGCTCTAAGCGCTTGAGCCGCTCCATCGCGAACAATTGCTCCGCCGGCGGCAGGCTTCCAAGATTGGCGCGCAGATCGGCGGCCTTTTGCTCGACCCGTGCGATCTCCTCCGGCGTCGCTTCCGAGACCCGATAGATTAGACTGTGAATGGTCGATGCCGGTGTGCCTTTGCGCGTCATGACCAGCGCGGCCTTGCCGGTGAAGGCGGCGAACAGGACACCGCCGGTGTCACCGCCGTTCCGGCACTTCGGCGCCAGTCCGAGCGCCTCGATGGCATGCGCCGTGATCGTTGATTTTCCGGAACCCGCATAGCCAAAGAGCCGGAACACTGGTTGCTTGCGATGCGGGTTCCGATACCAATCTACGATCGCGCGAATGGCCATTGCCTGCTGCGGCGACGGTGTGATGATCATGCCCCGCCCTCCCAGCAACGCGCCGCGTACGCGCAACAGCGGCAGAGATGAAAATCCGGACTGACGGCGATGCGGGGTGGCAACTCACCTGATTCTGCTGCGCGGAGGATGCCGACGGCTTTATCGGAAAGTGCCTGGGCGGCAGGTGCGTCGAAGGCGACGACCTCGTGATGGAGCGCCTGGCTATCCTTGTTGAGCGCGGTGAACAGCGCCGCGTCGAACTCCATGTAAGCCATGTAAATCTGAAGCTGGGCGTAATAGACCGGATTGGAGAGCCAGAGGCCGCGCTTGACCAGGTCCGCCCATGACGTCGCTTTGAGCGCCTTGTGCTCAAAAAGCGCAGGCCACGTAATCCCGATGTCGGGTCCGGCAACGATAACTCCATCGATATGTCCACGAATTCGCCCGCCTGCGATCGAGAAGCCGAATTGCCGTCCGTCCTGTCCCTGATCGCGCAAGTCGAATCCGGCGGCGCGGAGCCAGCGAATGGACAGCTTCTCGAACTGATGTCCGACGTCGAAGATGCGAAGCGTCTGGCCGTCGAAGCCTTTCCCGGCATCGATCGACACGTTGGTGATTTCGTAAACGAGCTTGCGGGCACAGGGCTCGCCAATACGGCTGCCGCCGAGATAGTTGCGCTGAAGCTGCTCGCGGTTATGCTCGACCAGCGCGCTGTCGATCAGTGCGTTGATGCGCCGGCTGGTGGCCCCGCTCGGCGTCTGGCCGCCATACACGAATCCGGATCCCAAATTGAGGTCGATCATCGATGCCACCTCAAAAAGGAATATCGCTGCTGAGCGATTGACGTTGCATCGAGTCCTGAAAGCCGTCGACGCAGGCCTCGATGATGCGGTCGATTTCGTCGGCTGTGCGGTCGTGAAATGGAGCCAACAGTCCAAGCTCGGTCAGCACCTCGGCGAGGAACTGGCGAGCGTCCTTGATGGCGCGCTCTTCCATATCGGTCTTGTCGATCATGCCGTTCTTCCTTTTGGCGATGGCCGCGCCTGCGCACTGACAGCGGTGCGAGCAAAAGGCGAAGGTAGGGTACCGGTCCGGTCGCCGTTGATGCGTGTAGTAGAAGCCGCGAGCAGCCCGGCTGCAGACGGCGCAGACTCTTACCCCAGCAGCAGTATCGAGAGCTTCCGCGACCAGTATTCGTCGGGGCGCTACGCAATCCGCTGTGACGCCAGCACGATGAAGCGGCTGATGGGCTTCGACGGCATGACCTTGAGCTCGGGCATGATCAATCGATGATCCGCTCCGGCCTTCCTCTTCTTCCCTCGAGCCACTCGCCGGTTGCTTTCGCCGCTTCATGCGTGGTGTGTGTCTTCCAGTCGTCGTCGATCACGATTCATTTTTTTTGGAGCCAAGCGGGGCCGGACTGCTTGCCAGCCGGTGCGGTTGTGTCGGCCGGCGGCTGCGACCTTGCGATTGGCGTCTCAACCTGCGGTGACTGCGGTTGCTGTCCGGTTTGCGGCTTAGCCGGTGCCCAGGCCGGTTGCGGGGCGGCGGTCTTAGAGGCGGTTCCTCGCGAGCGACTCGGTCTCGCCGCTACGTCCTTGCCGTCCATCACAAGCCGCCATTCCTCCTCATTTGGCAGCACCACTCGATCGAGACGGTTCTGATCGTCGTAGCGGGCATCTCCGCTCGCCTCGACCTTGATCTTGGCGATGAAGGTAATGTGGTTGAGATCGGCCAGACCCCGCAGGATGCGCTTCTGCTTCGCTGCCTCACTCATGTCCTGCGGATCGAGCCCGAGCGCGCTGTCGATCATGGCGCGGAAGGTTCTTTTGGAAATCTTCCAGGCGATCGAGACGCCGTCTTCGTCAACCTTGCCGCCCTGCACGGTGAACATCTGCCAAAACTTGCGCCGGGCGAACGCGCCCTCTGACACAGTGAACTCGCAGTCGAGCATCCGCACGTCACTGGTGGAATCTCTCGGGGCTTTGAGCAGGCATTGGTCGATCTCGGCTTGGCCATCGATTCCGCCTGGGCGGAGGATCATGGTCACCTTGGCAAAGCTGCCGTCCGGAATGAGCCCACCGGTCTTCTTCTCCGCGTCGTTCATGTCGAAGGTCATCGTGTTCATCCTTTCGTGGTTGCATTGATTTTGGTGATGAGTGCGCCAAGATCCGGGGGTTCAGTAACGTTGAGGTGTCCGCATCGATCCTTGGCAGGAAGGCCGAATGGATTACCGGTACGGCAGACCAGGCGACGGACTTCGCCGCGGTCGGGGTCATGCCGCCAGCTGTCGCCGTCAGGGGCAAAGAAGCTCATCGAGATCACCTGATCGACGATGCCAGGCAATTCCCGGGCGGCCTTGCCACCTTCCATTTGAGGCTGCCAGATGACGCGGTTGAACTCGTCGGTGGTGCGTTCGAGGATGCCGACTAAAATCACGGTCTTGGCCGGTGCATGCTGCAAGTGCTTGAGCAGCCCAATGACCTCGCGCGCCAGAAGGCCGTAGGCACCTCGCGTGTCGGGCTTGCCGGTCCTGTCGGAAATGGCATCCGGCTGCGTCTTGGCCCACGCCATGCCCTGCCGGGTCAGATCGGTGATGGAGTCGACGAAGACGATTCGCTTGCCGGTGATCATTTTCACCAGATCGGGATAGGACTTGCAGAGATGCTGATAGTGCCCTTCCGAGAAGAAGCTTGCCGGATCAGCCGCCGGATTGACACCACCGACAAGGCATCCAACGTCGAGCGCGTCGGCGAAGGCGCGCACCGGAATACTGTCGCCCGACCAGTCCTGAACGGCCTTCAGGCCGGCCTCAAGATCGATGCAGAGCGTTTCCTTAGGTGGCAGCGTCTTGAGCAGGGAAGTTTTTCCAACTCCGCTCGGGCCGAAGATCGCCATACTGGTCTTGGTGTGGGATGTAGCGAGCCGCTCATCGGCAGTGATAATGCGCAGGGGCACGTAGGTCTCCTTAGTGTTCGTGGTCTTGGCCGTGCCGACCAAACCGGCAGCGGAAAATGGGGCAAAAAGTCTTAAGCGGCGCGTTTGGTCGCCACGGTCTCAACGGCAATGGCAAGGTCGTGGAGGTCGTAGCGACGGATAGCGTTGAGGGCAGCGATAGATTCTCCCGGGTTCTTCGTTGAGAGCGCTACCCGAAACGTTTTGGCGATCTTCACAGAAAGCTCTGTCTTCGATGCTGCAGCAGCAGCGCGTTGGCCGCCGACACGACGTTCGATCTCACCGCGCCAGTCCGGTGGCACGGCGGCGAAGAAGGGGAGCAATCCGATGCTGCGCAGAAAATTCTGCCGTTGCTCTAAATCGGCGGCATCCCAGTCGAGCGACGAAAGTCCGGCGGTGACCTTGGTCTTCCAGACGGGCTTCGATTTCTGACCGTTGCCAAGAAGCCGGAAGGCGCCGGCAATCGTCAAATCCGTCGTGCGCGACGGATTTGACGTTTCGAAAAACGAGCGCGCTTTCGCCAATTGAACGTATCGCGCTGCGGTTCTAATGCTAAGTTCGCAATCGTGACGCAGCCAGCCTTCCCATTTGCCATGCGGGATCTCCTGATGCGCTTCGATCAGCGCGTCGCCTGCCGCCATCGCATGTCTGAGCATGTCCCGGGCCGTGCGGCCGACGGCTTCGTGCGCGGCGCGGATGCGGACGGCAATTGCAGCTAGATTATCTTGCTCGAGCGCGCTATAAAGTTTAGACACAACTAACTCTCCTTTGTTCTGAGCGTCGTCCCCGGCACCGGAACCTCCAAGTTTGGTGCCGGGGTGCTCGCGTTACCGCCTTGGAGATCCTATCGGTACGGCGGCGGGAGCCGACAGGAACGCGCTCTTACGCACTAGACCCCCCAGTGCGCTCTAGTTGACGTCGCCAATCGCTAGCTGCCTCGATTGAGATTAACCGGCGGCCGCCGCAGTTCATTTCAAGCGGACCGAGACCGAGTTTCTTCAGGTTGTAGAAGTGCGCTCGCGAAATCCCGTGCATGGAACAGAACTCAGCGATGCTGAAAGCCAGCTTCGCAGCAGGCTTGCTCGGTATCGGTAAGAGATTGGTGGTCCCCGGCTTACGACCGGTTACTTCGAAACGCGCCATGACCTAGGTCCGTCTGGATCGAGGCGTGTCAATGCACGCCCTAGGTCGTCCATGTTATTCGACGTGGGAAATTTACAAATGACGGACCCGAGGCCAAATCTGCTTCAAGGTCGGTCATAGGCTCGCAGAGCTCGAATAGTGCGCTCCCAAGCGGGCGTTGGCGAAGTTGGAAAAGCCGAAGCCCAAGCGTCTGCAACAAAATCTTTAAACAAATCGCCACGCGTGGAGGCGCCAGTCAACTCCTCGAAAGTCTGCGCCGCCTTCTCTATGAAAGTGCGTTGGAAAAAGTCGGGTGGATTGTTTGTAATGCCGAGCAGACCCGCGCGAGTGACCTCCTGGATCTTGACGAGCGCCTCACCCAACGGGTTTGCATGATCGACGAAT